TCAACAGTAATATCTAGTCCACCATACATACCAATTAATAAGTCTGCAAAGTTACCAAAGTAGAAATCACCACTTGTTACTTGGTTACTTCTGATAACGTTATAACCATTCATAGTATTATCAGGAGAAACAACAAATTGAGCAGTATTAGTTGCCTTTTCAGTTGTTTTTAAAGTACCAAAGTCAGCAGGTCTACAAATATAACCTAATGAACCGCTTAAAGCATTGTCATTAGCAATTGCAGATTCCATAGCTACAATCTCAGCCCATGTTGGGTTAGCAGCACCGAAAGTTGTGGTGTTAATACCTGAAGTATTTTTGATACCTGTAGGTTGACCACTTGAACCTGAACCAGCTAAAGCACCTAAATCAATAGCAGTAGCTATAGATTGTGTTAGGTCGTCTCTGATTAAATTCTCAACATCTAATGAAGATTGTTGTAATAATAATCTAGTAGCATCAGTAAAAGCACCGATTACTTTAGGAGACATAGTTACTGAACCTGAAGTGAATTCACTTTCAGAAGCAGGATTACCTTCAGTAGCGATCCATCCAGCAGAAGCAGCAGCTGTCTTTTTCGGTATGACAATATTCCCCTGGAGCCCACGCAGCATGGTCGCGCCTGCTTGCATAACACTTGAAGAGTTTCTTAATACGTCGATAAAATCTCCCGCTCTGTAATCTTCAGCTATAAGAGTTGAATCATCTCCTGTATTAATATCTCTTTGTTTCCAGTTTCTTAATACTTCAACAGGTAACATAATACCTTGAGCATCTTTACCGTACTGTCTAGAAGCTGCAGCAGAACATTCAAATTCAAATTCTGCATCTTGCTGAGCTCTTCTGTCAGATGGATTAGCTAAAGCTCTAATTGCTTTTACTAAGCTAAACTGTCTAACTTCATTATTTGTCATACCAATTTCAGCAGTTTCTAGTGGTTTATCATTAGATATTTCATTTAATAATACACCTCTAAACTCTTCAACTGATATACCTTCTTGAATCGCCTTGTCAGCTAAATCTCTTTTGTTGTGTTTAACAGCTAAGTCTATAATTTCTTTAGAATTTCTTTTAAATTCAGCTTTAGCTTCTTCAACAGATTTTGATCTAACTTCGTCAAGGTTGATTTCATTTTTAACTTCTTCAGTCATAATAATTTCCTTGTTTAAAGTTTTAGAACGGCCAACGCCAACGAGTCTTGATTGATCAGCTGGAACTGATACAGAAGAAACTTCCATAGGAGTCCAATTAGCTTTATAATACGTTTCATCGTCTTTGTTATAACGTTCTAATTTGTTAATTTTATAGCCGACAGATATATTCATACGAATACCATCGACAACGTCTTGAAAAACCTCACGAGCTAAATCAGATCTTCCAAATCTGACTACAGCAACTGTCCGTTTTGCTGCCTCATCAAGTTTAAATTCTTCTATAACACCAATCTGCTTAGTCATATCATGATCAAGCAAAAGCGGAGCTCGCCCAGATGCAATAAATGTCATGTCTATATCATCTGAACTATGTCCTAGCACTTCCATGCCAAAACTTCTTTCAACAGGTTCTTCAGAAGAAACACCGATTCTTACTCTACGATTTTCCTCATCAATATATTCTGATCTAGATAAATCAATAGTTCTATACTTAATATGTAAATCAACTACATTTCTATCTTTCTCTTCATCATCATGATAAGGACGAGCAGATTCTTCTATTTCTACTTCATCACCTTCCACATCCTCATGTTTAGCAAATTCGACAATTACTTTATTATCAGTCTCGCTTACATTGAGGATATGTCTATCTTCTTTATTCATAGCATTCTCCTCTTTATTTATAGATAAAGGATGTTTTTCTGATTCTTGCGAATCAAAACTTGTTTGTCTTTCTTCTTCTGTTTTCATTCCATCATTTGGTCTAGGCATCGTCATCACCACCTTGTATATCAGGTTCTACTGGTAACTTAACACCAAAAGGTTGGAAAGCTGTTTTAATTCCATATTGTTCTGCAAGTTTTTGTTCTCTTTCATGTTGTTCGAATAATTCTTCAACATCTCTACCATAGTTAGCTTGTACATCTTGATATGTAACTAAACCAGATTGCATACCACTAATTGATGCACTCATTTCTTTTTGTGGGTCTACCCATTGAAATGATCTACCTATAAATATTGTATTATCTGCAAACTTTTCATATTTACTCATAGGTAAAGGTATATTATTTGCAGGATTCATAACTATTGCACCTACAGATATTGACATTTCTAACCATTTTTCATATACTGGTTGCATAAAATGATCAATCACAAATTTTTGATATAGTTTGTACATTTCTCTGTCTTCTAAAGCTCCAGCTCTTAATGAACTGTAATTCACTGAACTTAAATCGTTTGTTAAAGCGTGATAAGAAATATTTAAACCTGATGCAATACTTCTTAAAACGCTTGTTGTAAATGAAGAAAATGCTGTACTAGGATGATCTGGATCAAAAGATTTAAAATCCATACCTGCAGGCAATTGTTCAAATGAACCTGCTTGTGCTTCCATAATAGGAGTATATACGTCTTCTAAATCATCACCTACATATCCATCACCATCTGGTGAAGTAAAGAATCCCATTTTTGATGCTGATACACGAGCAGCTGTGATTTCTGCTTCTAAATAACCATTAAGCATTTTTATGTTTGGCATGGCTGCAGCTGTAAAAGGAACACCTCTATTTTGTTCAGCTCTTGTAGGTAAATATGCATGTATTATTTCGCTTGCTGGTACTCTTATATGTTCTTTAGGTGACATATATGTATTATCATAAGGGTGATTTTTAAATAGCCAATAAGCAATAGGTTTATCGTTTTTATCAACCTCAACACCCATTTTAATTCTATTTTTTGTTTTAGGATTTACTTCGTTTTTAGTTTCATCTAAATGATCGGCTTCTAAAAATTGTATCTTGTAACCGTATTGAGAATCTCTAGTTTGTACATGTCTTACTAAAACTTCGCCATCTCGTGCTAGTGATTCAACAAATAACTTTTGACAATCAATAAAAGATTGTCTACCATTTAATGTACAGTTACCCATTCTTGACCATTTAGCAAATTCTGTTTCAATAACTTTATTACCAATAATATCTAATGAACCGTCTGTATTTCTTGCTTTTACACCCAATCGTATTCCATTTGATCCAATAATATTAGAAACCATAAGATTAAGATATCTAGCAACAAAAGAATCATTTCTTGCAAGATCTCTACTTCTTTCTCTTAAAATTCTTAATTGATTTTTAATTTCAGCATCTGCTGATGTACTAGATGCTCTAAAGTCTTCAAAAAGTCTACCTGTATTTGCTCCTGCATATTTTCTGTACATAGGGGTTTTACGTACTTTTTTATTACTTCTTCCTATTATTTTGTCATACCAAGCCATATTTAAAACCTAACTTTAATTGTATTACCGGAGTCTTTTCTATTTTTAATTCTTGCTTTTTTAACTTCTTTTAAATATTCAGCTTTATACCTATCTCTAAACTGTAATAATTCATCAATAGTTAATCTTGACAAAGATCTACCAGCAATACTCATTGAACTTTGATCCATTGTCGCTCTATTTTCTATTACAGCTTCAATCGCATCTAAAACTTTTTTAGCATGTGATCTAACAGAAGAAGTAGTTGTTGCATAGTTTTCTTGAATTTCTGTAAAACCCTCTGTTAATTTAATTCTTGCAGAATCAGAAGATCTTGTAATATATGCAACCCAATTATATTCACCTGCTGTATATGATGTTGTATTACTTGTTTCAATAAGATATTCATCATTAGATTCTGTTGCAGTTAACGTAAAATTAGCTGCAGTTGAACCATCAACCAAGTTGAATTCATAAGATAAAGAATAAGATGCAGTTGGATAATCAGTGGATAAGTCTATTCTTTTCCAAGCCCAAAAATCTCCTAACTGTAACTCATTTGGTTCTGTTGTAGGATAGTTTGTACTATCAAATTTATTGGCCATAAATAAAAATTGCGTTTTTTTTATTTTAAACTATTTTTTAGTTATTTATACAGCAATTCTTATTTTATTAACAACTTGATAAGATTAATTTTTTGTACTCTTTTTCATTAATATTAGCGTTATTTAATATTCTAAAATCACTTGGATGATAATTTAAATCATTAAATGATTGTACTAAATTTAAATCTAACATTTTTTTCTGTCTACCTTTAGGATGATCTATAATATTACAACTAGACCAAATATGATCCATATCAAGATGATCGTAGTCATTACCAGGTTTAATATAATTTTCAACCCATCTAATAAAATCACAACAAACATCTTCTGCATTATAAGGAAAAGAGTTTGTATCTTTATAAATACGATCCATAATTAAATCTAAATGTAATTCTTTTTTTATTTTTTTATCAGGTTCAGCTAAATAAGAAATACATTCAATAGCATTACTTCCATAATAAAAATAACTTTCTTTATTTATATATTTAGGAAACCAATCTGCAATATCTGCTAAAAAAGCTGCATATTGAAATTTATATTTAACCAAACCTTTATTATTATTCCAGTCAAACATAAAATTACCTAATTCTCTAAAATCTACATTATTTTTATTTTCTATAAAATTTGCAACATCTTCAGCTAATTTATCTGCATATTCACATAAAAAATAATCACCACCTCTTTTATATTCATATGTAGGTTTAGGAAATCTTGGAAATTGATAACCAACAGATGTATAAAATGTTCTTTTAGTTGTTTTAATTAATTGTTTTATATCTTGAATATCTCTACATTGATGCATATCAAATAATAAAGTATTGTGATATCCAGAAGGCTTTTGACCATAATTTATAGCAGATCCTGTTAATCTATGCAATAAAAAAATATATAACCAAGTTACAATATCATGTGATATACCATTCCAATTATTTACAATTTCTTGTCTTTGTTTTGTAGCAGTATTATTTTGTATTTTTTTAATATAAGGATGTTGTTGTGTTTTCTGATAAAATATATCATTAACAATTTGACTAAAACCAGCATATTTTCTTTCTACAACATCATATAATTCAACGTGTTCCATTAAATCATCACCAATATTTGAATCAATATGTTTTATATCACCAAGATTACAAAGTTCTTGTTGTGTTTTAGCTAACTCATAATACCTTAAGAATTCATCATAATATTTAGTAAGTCTCATTCCAATTCCTATAACTATTAATTGATTTATATAAATTTTTATTTACTAATTCTGGTTCTGCTCCTACATTCCAAAATAAAATATCTTCATTTGTATTTTTAGGGATATACTTCCAGACTTTACCATCGTATGTAGGTACAGTAGGGAATGGAGGAAGATTATCATCTTTTTCTTGTTTTTGAAATACTAAAGGTTCAGAAACAACATTTGATCTACCAAGCTCTCCATCTTTAAGATTTCTTGATACAGCAACACTTATAAATTCAGTTTTTGGCCATGCAATTTGTAAAGCTCTTGATAAAACACCTGTTGATATAGCAATATAACATTTTTTTGGTGCTTTTATTTTTAAAGCAGTTTTAATTATACCAGCTGTTACTAATTCATGTTTTAAACCTAAAGGAATAAAATATGCATTATTATCTTTTGCCCATCGTTGTGCTATTTTATTTAAATTTGGCATTGCTGCAATTCTATGAAAAATAGGTTGTGCACCTCGTTCAATACAACAAGCTTGATGATCTGATATTTTTTTACTAGAAGGCATAAATAATACAACTTTTTTGTTATATTTTTCAGCTACATCTAATAAACTCACACCCGCTAAACCTACACGTGGTTGTACATATACTAACGTATCATTTTCTATATTACTTATTAAAGCACTTGCACCACGTACTTTAGTACCTGTAATTAAATCTTCACGTACTACTCTAACTCCTTCATGATTTTTTATAATTGGTTTTTTATAAGGATCTTTCCAATTTTTAACTAAATTTAAATAATATGTTTGACTATAATTATAATTATCTAATATAAGATCTTTATTAATACCATCTAATATATGATTATTATGACTCATA